TAGCCCGTCATGGACTACAACGGCGCTTTTCTGAATACGACCTGTAGCGTCTGTGATATAGGTTTTACCGTCTACCTCAAACTTACCTACTGCCATAGTGCCACGGGGGGCGCTGTCGCTAGTAGGGTACAAGTAGTATTTTGAGCCGTTGACCTCGACAAAGCCCGTTTCCATAGCACACTCTCGATTGTCGGCTGTCTCACGCATATAGCACCAATACGCCCCATAGCGTACCCAGCCCGTAGCAGCGTAGCCGCTAGCGTTAAAGTAGTACCATTCACCGCCAATAAGCTGCCATGTATCAGCGTACCAGTCGTTTGGAGCGGTAGCGTACCACCAACCTACAGAGTTATGTACCCAGTGAGGTGTAAAGCCTGTAGCTGCTTTGTCACCCTCTGCAAGGCGTACCCAGCCCGCTCTATCTAGTTGAGCAACGTTTAGGTCAATGTTACCGTTAGCGCTCGAATACTGCCAAATTGTCCAGTCAGACCATGCGCCCGTATTGTAATTCATTTCGGGAAGTTCCCAGCTAAAACGATTATCGGGGTAGCCCGCTATCCATAGGGCGGAAACATCGGCGCATGACGCAACCTGTGACCTACCAGCTGGGTACGTGTAAACAAGCGGGTAAATACCCGTTAGGGCGTGTACACGGTCTACAAACTGCCTAGCCCATGTAGTAGAACCCCATGCGTCATTGTCTCCATTTTCCCAGTCTAGGCATAAAATTGCCTGTCCTACATAGTCCTTAACGCAACTAATAAAAGCGTCTGCCTCTGCTACAGGTGAACCACCCTCGGCGTAATGGTAAACGCCGATTAGTTTACCGTCTGCCTTAGCCCTCTCAAGCTGTCTAACCATATGCGAGTTAAGCGGTCTAGTTCCCTGCGTTGCCTTAGCGATAACAAAATCAGACCCGCTATAAGCGGTCTCCACGTACCCGCTAGAATACGTGGAGTAACAAGGCTGATAACCGCTAACGTCAATACCTTTTAACATTACATAACCTCACTAGAGGGCTTAGAACTAGGCTGTGTATAAGTCATAGCACGGTCGCTATCAGAGAAACCCGCTGTTGTTGGGTCGTTGACAATTCCAAGAATGGCAAGGACTGCAAACAGAGCGTTTACGGCTGCCATAGCCTGATTAGTAACGCCCTCAATCTCGATTTTATAGCCGAAAATACCAGCTACAACCTGCACCAAAATAAGCATGGCGGGAATAAGTGCGAGCCAAAACGCCTTGTTCTTCATACGTACTTTAAGGTTAACCATAGTTTAATTCTCCAGTTTCTCGATTCGATTGCCTAGGTTTTTTACGTCCGTTTTGACCTCTGTGAGGTCGGTCTGAACTTTTTTTGAAACGTCATCAGCCCTACGGGCAATAATGCCAACTACTGCCAACTCTGAGGTATGTTTACCTACTGTAGAAACCACTTCAGCTAATGACTGTTGGTAGCTGCTCATTTGCTCACTCATAACCTGTTGGCGGGTTTCTAAGCGTGTCAACGTGTTAGTGATTGAGCTTTTCCATTCATCTTCACGCTGCCTTTGCTCTTTGCCTCGACCTTGAATAGTCGAAATAGATACCATGCAACCCAAGAATGAAGAGACTAAGCCAATCACGAAAATCAGCATATCACCCGTGATATTACCGTGCATTATTCACCACCTTTACGTAAATAGCGGGCTAGGCGCTACAGGGAACGACCCTGTACAATAGCCCACATCAAAGTTATAAATATAAACCCGTCTGTCACTACCATTATAAGCATCTAACCATACTTTAGCGGTGTTATTGCCTGATTGCGTAGCAAGTGGATAGTAAGAACTTGATTTTGGCAATATGTCGGCTGGTAATTGAACGCTTGAAGAGTACGTAGAGTAACCGCCTTTAAGATATACATCAAAGAACACTGTACCCGCTGTTATCCAGTAACTAACCTTTGCCTTACCGTCATCAATGATAGTTGTATACGGTTTGAACCTCATAATTTTTACGAGGTCGTCGGTGTTGATTGAGCCAACGCCTTTTGGTGAAGAAATGCCGATTTTGTCGCTGCCAAAATCGTAATCAGTACCTACTACGTTGCCTTGATTGCTTGTTTGCGCCCTAAAAAAGAACTTAGGCGAGAAATGATACTCTATCGCTCTACTTTCAAAGTCAAAACATTCTGTGGATATAGCGGTTGAATTATCTGCAAAGTCACGAATGAAACCAGCCGAAATAATCAGCCCGCCACCTGCCAACCTAACGCCGTTTTCTTGAAATGACGCCACCTCTGCATTGCCTTTCTTTAACTTCATGCCTTGAGCGTCAATAGTAGTGTGCATACCCGTTTTAGCGCCAACGTGAGCGCCCTCAGCGTCATGCGAGAATGAATTATTTAATTCTTCTACGACTTTCTGAGTGTTATCCGCCGTTGCCTTTGCTGCCTTTGCTTGTTCGGCTGCCTGCTCTGCTAGCCTTTTAAGGCTCTCAATATCAGCGCTGCCACCCGTGCCGCCGCCTAGGACTTCAACCATTACAGGGGCGCTTTTCTCGCTTACGTTGTGAGCGGGTGAACCGTCATAGTTACAGGTGTTATCTTCGGCTGTTGCGTACACCTTATAGACTTCTCCAACGGTCAAACCGCTAATAATGCAAGAACCCGCTGCGGTCAATTCACCCATTTTTACGGGCGTACCGTCTTTCTCTGCATACAAAGACACACAATAGAAGTCGGCGGGCTTTTCTTCCTCTAGCGAACCGCTCCAATAGGCAACGATAGAACCATTTTGTGAGGCTGCTGCAAGTCCTACGGGCTTACTAGGGGGCGTAGTGTCTCCAACATTAAGCGCTACACCGTTACCGCTGCCTAGAATGGTCTTAGTACCGTCTGAGTTGTCTACAGAAATAACCCCGCTTGTTCGTGTTGTAGTCTCACGGGCTGCCTGCGCTGCGTTTGCTGCCACGTTTGCCATTTGCTCTACAGTGGACTGTAAACCTACCAACTTTGTGTGTTTCATCATTTCTCCCATGGATCATAGATAGGGTCGAACGTTAGACTTATTTTATCGCTTAGATTGCCTTTCATTTCCATAAGGCGCAACCTATACACGCCGTTTGGCATTGAGGGGTAGCCGTATAGGTCTAAGTCTACTTCTTGACCTGTCCACACTTGCGAGGGCGTGACTGCGTTGCCTGTGTCGTTTATATAGACTTCACCCGTCAACTGAATTAGTGGACGGCCTGCAGCGTCTAGAGTAGCCTGAGCGTGAGCGGTTACAAGGTCGGAATTAGACCAGTCGTTACTGCCTGTGTGCGTTTCAATCAACGGGTAACCCTGTGGTCTTTCTGCTAGGGTCATATCTTGAACAAGGCTGCATAGAGTACCCTCATCTTGACCCGCTCCCGTGCCATAAACACGCATTACGGGTGAGCCGTGAGCGACTTTGATACCCTCTATTGTTCCCTCGCCATTGTGCCACGTTAGCGTAGGAATTGCGCCCGTCTGATTGAGATACGGGTTACCCTCTGAGCCAGCATAAAATACCCATTTAACACGGCTATCTTCTAGGACGGGTCTAAACTGTATATCGGGTCCGTTCTGAACGTTAGATAGTTCAGTGAGCAGCTTTTTAAGCCCGTTATTTGCCACGTTGTAACCGTAATAGGTACGCTGTGAACTGCCTTTCTCACCTCGATATTGCCAGTCAATAGGCAAGAAACCGCTAGGCTTTGCGTTGGTGGCAAGGTAGCCAATCTCACATGCTATACCTCTAAGGCTCATGTTGCTGTAATAGATTGTGTCCGTGGTGGTGTTGTTCCACGACTTACCAAACGTATCTTCTCGAACTAAAACACGGTTAGCGAGAAAGTCCAGCGGGCTAATAAGGCTAAACGCTGTATCTTCCCATGTGTCCGTGCGTGTGCCAATAATTCCAGCGATAACAGGTGAACCGTTCCATAGTAAGACTAAACCCCTTTTATATGGCGCTAATAGGTCGTTACGTGCCTCTTGTGTCTTTGCTGGTAGGGCTGTCCACGGAATAGTTAGACCGCTACCGTCTAGCTTGCCTACGCCTTTATCTTTGGTCGTTGAAAGTGAGCAGCTAGAAACGGTCTGTGTCCAGCTTAGACTAGGTATATCAACGGGGGCTAGTAGCGCCCCCGTCATCGTTTCAAAAATGTATGTAGTCCACATTATGCACTTACTCCACCGTCTGAAATGATTAGTCGCTGTCCGGGGTACGAACCCGCATAGTATGACGCTGTAAGGTTTGAGGCGGGCGCTGCACCCGAACCCCATAGGCGGGCTGCAATGGTATGACTTCCTGCGTCAACCTCTAAAACGTCCTCGAAACATTGCGAAATAACCGTATCAGGGCTGCACGTAAAGCGAAACGCTCTAATAACTGTACCGTCAAGCAGCCAATCAACATACCCACTGCCTAACCAGTTATACGTAGTAGGGTTTTTCGCTTGAACAGAAACAGAGATTTTGACGTTGATATTACGGTCTGTAGGCAACACGATAGACGAACTTGCAAACGTCCAAGGAGTACCCGCTGTAACGTCTGTAGTGGTCTTATTAGTGACATCTGCGATAATGCCAAGGCTTGACCCGTAAGGAATAGCAAACTGCCTACTCTCTGCCTCGATTGCGACGTTCGTTGAAGTAGAACCCCCTGCAAGGCGCATACGTGCGACCTCTGTCGCATACTGTGGAACTGTAGGGGCTTTAGGTGTGCCGCTAGGCGTTCCTTGTACAACGCCGATTGTCACTAGGTTATCGCTGTCACCCTTGCTTTTGTCGTGTGCCGTGATATAGACCACGTCAATACGAGGCATAGACGAGGTATTAGCAGCAACGGCGGGCGTTTGTCCACCGTCAAAATACGCCTCTGTGAACCCGTCTCCCGCTCCCTTTGAGCAGATAGCCATACCAGCACCCACGATATACGTTAGACCAGTTGAACCCTTTACAGATAGACCACCAACTACGCCCTTATTTACCCACTTATGCGCCAACATTTTGCGAATATCTACATCGGTTGTACCGATACCGTCCGCTGTCTGTCGAACTCCAAACGCTACATTTGCCATTTTTGACCCCTTAAATAAACGTATCTCTTAGATTGACCTCTATAGTCCCTGTTCCCGCTGCCTCTAATGATAGCGTAACGGTTTCACCCGCTCCAACTACGGGAAACTCACGCAAATAGACGTTACGTGTTACATCAACCCCGTTTACGCTTGCTGTCCTTGTACGGCTGTCAAGAATAACGGGCGCTGAACTAACGCCGTCTGAATAGCCTAGCTGCTCACCTGTAGCCGAATTAGTCACGGTAAAGCCAAACGGTAGGTTGCCCGTTGCGGTGATAACAGGGTAGGCGGTAGCTGTACCGTGGTTGGTGATTGTACAGATTGAGGTTACTCTCTCGGCTGCCACTCCATAGCTAAGCGGGAATGTAAGAACGCCTACGGGGCTATATTGCAAACCGCCGTAACCTTTTACGCTAGGGGTCATAAATGCCACGGAGAAAGCCTCTGAAAGCCTCTCAGGTCTAGGGCATACGATAGTTACCGTTACCTCTTCACGGTTGCGGGTAGCTTTGCCGGCTTTAACGTCAACGCTTAGATAGCCCTCAACATAGGTATCGTGATTATCGTCTTTGACCCTGAGTTTAACTAGACCGTGCGCCATAGCTAAAAGGTCGTTTATTGCTTGCTGAACCTCTGAACGGTCTGAACCCTCAGCATACAGGTCTAACGTGACTGTACGGGCTGAATATAGAACGGCGTTAGGCTCAATATCGTGAGCGCCGTCCGAACTCTCACGCTCTGTTAGCTTTACCTTTGGTTGAGGCGTGGAGTACCAGCCTTTGATTGTACGGGCGTTAAGGGCTGCACCTGTAGCCCCTCCCGTGCCGTTGATATGAACCTTACGCCCGTCTTTTGATATGACGGCTTGCCATGTTTGCATTTAGACCCCCTGAGCCTCATACAGTGCGTTTCTGTGAATGATTGTAGCAGCGGTGTATAGGTCATCATCTGCACGTACAACGTTGGTATTAAACGTCTGATTGATTTTCGTTGACGCTGTAGAACCGTTAGACCATGAACTGAGCATAGAACCGTTACGACTAATGTCCAACTGAACGCCGTTGATATTGTCGTTGATATCCTGTCTCATGCCACTGAACGGGTCAGACTTTTTCCAGCCCACATCAATACCAACGGCTACACCTTTAGCCATGTTCACGCCGATTAAGTCACGCATAAGCCTAGACGGTGAATGAATACCCAAGAAACCCTTTACGTTGTTAATTGCGCTCTCGATACCACCACGTAACGCACTTGTAACATTACCGATTGCACCTCTAATACCGCCTACGATACCGTCCACGATATTGCGACCGATTGAACCGATACCGCTAACAACTGTATTAAGTCCACTTCTAAGGTTTGAACCAAAGTCATCGGCTGCACGTTTAGCACCGTTGGCAAAGTCAGACGCAAAACGTGAAACGGCGTTAACCATTGAATTGAAAGCGTCTCCAACAAGCGAACCTAAAGCCCTTACGCCCGCCGAAAAAGCGTTAACGGCGGGTAATACATTACCGTTTATCCACTCAGATATGCCGTTTAGTGCAGCTTGAACCGAACCAGTAATGACGTTATAGACCTCCATTAGCGCCACGCCTAAGGCTGCAGCGTACTCACCTAGCACGGTAAAAGCTAGACCAATAACGTCTAAGTAAGGCTGTAGAGCCTGAATAGCAACCAGCAAAACAGACGCAATAATGTTCGCTAGTGCAGAAATAACATCAAAGACGATACTCAGAATAGGGGCTAGACCAGTTAAAACGCCCGCTATGAACTCAAACGCACCTTGTAGAACAGGCATAATCGCAATAGCTAGGTTTTCAATTACGGGGATAAAAGGCTCTGAGATATCTACAATCGCTTGAATGGCGTTAGCAAGCGTAGCCGTTAAAACATTGCCTATATCGTTCAAAGACCCAACAATAGAGGTTATACCAGCCTGTACAGTAGGGTTATTGAATACCCTTACAAGCATATCGCCAACGTTCTGCATATGCTCCATTACAGGGTCTAAAGCGCCGTTCAGATTGTCGAACATTTGACCGTCAATATTGAGGCTAGGTAGCGTAATACCAACGCCCGCTAAAGCGTCTGTGATTGCAGCGCCTAAGCCTTGAACCATTTGAGGAACTGCGTTGATTAAAGCCGAACCCAGCCCCGCCATAATGCGACCAGCAACGGGTACAACGTTATGAACAACGTTACCTAAAGCCTCTACTACATTTTGGACTAACGGCTCTAGGTCGATACCGTCTTTACCGATACCAGCAACAAAGTTGTTCCATGCAGCGCCTAAAGAAGTAATAGAACCCTCAATAGTAGTTGCTGCCTCTCTAGCGGTAGTACCAGCGATACCCTGCTTTTCCTGTACCAGTTCAATAGCTGTGACAATATCACTAAAGCTATCAATGGATAAATTAGCAGCTTGACCGTTTGCAGCTGCGTAAGCGTTAGCGTCTGCAATAAGCTGTTGCATACCCTCTTTACTGCCTGCGTAGCCCAATTTCAGATTATCAAGCATCATGAAGTTCTGTCGTGCGAACCCCTGAAATGCCTGCGTAACGCTATCAGCGTTAGTACCGAAAGTGTTTACGTTATCGCTGATAGCCCTCATTGCGACATCGGTCTGTTGAGCAGCTGCTACCGTGTCACCGCCTAGCGAATTGATTAAGCTAGCGGAGAAACTAGTAGCAACCTCCATATACTGATTAGCGTCCATACCTGCGGTTTTCCATGCGTCATTAGCGTTTTTGAACACTAAATCTTGCGCCGCCTGTAGACGGTTATATTCACCCTCAACCTCAGATACAGACTTTCCAACGCTAGCGGCGTATTCTTCTATTGACTTACCAGCTGTACCGTATAGCTTTGATACACCGCCCGCCAACTGCTCATATTGAGCGTAAGCCTCAAACGCTTGTTTTGCAAAGCCTACAACCGCCGCCGCTACCGCTGTAAATGCAGCAATACCAGCGATTTTTAGAGCGTCAAACGTGCTACTTGATTTGTCACCTACAGACCCTAGGGCTTCATCTGTAGCGCCTACAAACTCATTAACCTTACCCTTAGCGTCTCCCGTCAACACGTCAAGCGTAATTTTAATTGCGCCGTCTGCCAATTTTGACCTCTTTCTGCCTTATGACCTGCCAACTTGAGGGTTACTTTAGGGTTACAGTGTAGCCTTGCCAAACGCCCAGTCCGCCCAGTCATCTATAGCCTTATCCTGTACCGCCTTTTGTTCAGTCATGAACGTATGTTTTGGCGGTAGGGTATAGGCTCTCTTAGCCTTTTCCATGCTCTTATTATAATCGTCTTTATCGGCTTTCTTGAACGTGCGATAACCCATAATCTTCGACATTATGCACGTTTCAGGCAACGACCTAAACAAGGCTAGAAACCTATGCCAATGCATAGATAGGGCGGGGTCTGTGAGGTCTATCCCGTAGACTTGTTGGAACGAACCTACGATATAGTCACCATCTCGGATAAAGTCGAACGCTTGCACGGTTTCTACTGCCTTGCCTACAGGTGTTACAGGGGCGCTTAGTGCGAACTGTTGAGCAACCTCTACCCAACTGTCACCCTGTGGTATATCGCTCTCGAATATGCCGTACTCAGCTATGCCGTTGACCTCTAGGCTCTCTAACCACGCTAACCACACTCTAAAGTCTGTCTTAATAGCGAAAACCTCCCCGCCAACCTCTAAGGCGACGGGGAGGTCTGAATATCTCAGGTCAATCATTAGATAGCCTTGAATACTTGCCTTGAAGTCTTATTAGCAGCTGCCACGTTTGCCATAGATTGAGCAACGTCTACCATAGGCTTAATGCGGTCTAACTGCTCATTTACGCCCTGCGTGTTAGCCTCGAACATAGGAGCGCTATAAGCGTTGGCAACGTCTGAATAGACTTTAGCCAACTCTACAAGGTCGATATCGTCAATCTTAGACCCGTCTAGGCGCTCTTTGAGGTACTCAGCGGGTAGACATAGCTTAACAAAGGCGTATTTAGCCTTAACCGTCTCGACAATATCGCCGCTCTGTGTAACCTTGCTCATTTCTGCCATTAGCTTAGTAGTCAACTTAGGCAACTCGAACGTAATACCTTGATTGTCTGTGTACTCAACCATTGTTTTAACCTTTCTTTTGGCAATAAAAAAGGGCTAAGAGTTTAACCCTTAGCCCCTAGTATAGCACTACTCAGCTGTTAAGCAGCTACACCACTAGCAGGAGAAAACTTAACGTTGTCAGTACCCAAGCCCGTAAGAGTACCCATTTTAGGCGTACCGTTCAGACCAATCTTGAACGATAGAGTACCGTCTACGGTGTTCAAGGTATCGATAATGATACTTGCCTCTTGCCACAAAATAGCGTCTGTAGTTGCGCCTGTAGTCATGCTAGGAATACCCAGTACAACGGGAACGTTGCACGCTGTACCGATAGGGAATTTCTTTGCGTACTCAAACATGAACTTAAACAGAGGGTTAGTATTGTCTAGGATAATTTCCTCAGGCAACTCAGGCTGGTAACCTGTAACCTCTGTACTGTCGTTCTTGTCGCAAATGTAACCCTTTGTGTCCGTCTGAGCGTTGAACGAAAGTTCAAACTTAGTGGACTTGTCGATACGTACCAGCTTAGAAAGATTTTTCTGTTCAGAAACATCAATCAGCGGTACAAATTTATCCCTTGTTAGCTGCATAATTATGCCTCTTTCTCCCAATACACGATATCGCATAAAAGCTGATAACGGGCGTTACCAGTCTCACTATAAACCGCTGCACAGTCAGGGATATTTTGCAGCGGTTTAATTGCCTTAATTGTACACGATTTCCCAAAGTCGGGCATATTGTCATTGAGGTATTGCGCTGTTATCCAGTCCGTACATTTCTCGCCGAACTCAATAGCCTCAATGTTGACCTTATCGTAGCCCGCCGACCAGCTTTTAACGAATGACAAAGCAAACGTGTATTTGCGTTCCTGTGTACCGTCAATAAAAGCGGTGTCTAGGTCGGTGTTAGATACAACGTTTACCGATATTTCTCCCTCTTTCATATCGGTAGCGTTGATTTTAAGGCGTTTACCAATCAGCGGGTTAGTCTTTAACCATTCTTGAACCGCTTTAGTCTTACCCTGTATGTTCATTAGATACCTCTCAGAGACTTTCTAAGCCATTCTAAGGCTTATTTACGCCGTTTCCTAAGTGCTTACCCGTTTTAGTCTATTGTAAGGCTTAAAACGGCTCTAGTGCCTTTTGTTGAGAAAGTTCGTTCCAGCCCTACATAAGTCTTCTAGGTGTGCAGCCAAATAGGGTCTATCCCAGTGAGTACTTGCTAACGGGTGGCGCTCTTTGGAGATACGCATACGGTCACCGTAATAGACATAACGGGCGTATGGCGTGTTATAGGTCACTGCGAACGGCTCAACTGTTGCACTTGCTGCAAGTATACCCGTGAACATAGGAACATACGGGGTCATTCCACGGGCTGCCTCGGTTGCTAGGAAACGTCCTAGAGTGGGGTCTGAGTTAGCCCCGTCAATGAATGCGTAGACTTTTCCTAAATCATGCTCAATCTTTGCCATAGTTGCGCCAATTTCTTTTTATATTTTCTTTAACCTATATTATCTATTTCTAGATTATCTCTTTCTTATAACATATATAAGGGGTATTAAATTTTGGTAGGGGTCTACCAATTTTTGGTAGGGGGGGTCTACCAATTTTTACTACCCCCTACCAATTCCCGTACCCTCTAAATGAAGAACGTTCAAATATTTAAGTACGCCTGCACCGTTTTCAATCGCTCCATTTGTCGATAAATCACGTACAGTTTGAACCTCAAAGGCGGGTAGCCCGCTTAGCTGCTTTAGAACGTCTGTTCTACTTGAACCAGCGGGAACAACAACGTGCCCCAAAACGACAAAATCACCAATTCCAGCTATAGCCTGAGTGCCATTCTCAGCGTGTACAGTGTCTACAGGTATCTGCACCGTGTAGGACTTAGCCGTAACCGCTTGACCGTCCGAAGTAACAGACCTCTGAACCCTCTCAGACCACATAGCGGGGCTGTATACGGTTGCTTTGTATGCGTCATACTCCAAATCATGGTGTTCAGCGTCTAGGCGGTTGATAACGGTTACAGTACGGTTTAGCAGCCTTTCAGTGTTAATGTTCATACCGTTTACCTCGCATTGTTAAAGCAAACACACGCCGAAACAACATCAATCGGTAGCAATTCGCAAACCCTCACGTAAGCCTCAATCTCAGCTTGATTGTTTGTAGTGCCACCGTTAGCAAAACTGAAAGAATTAACGCCATTGTTGAAACTGGTTACAACTTGACCGCTAGCGATAGCTTTTCTAGCCTCTCTAATGCCGTCTAGACGGTCGATAATTGCCATTGTGGCATTACTTACCGCATCACCTAAACCCTGCGCCTCTAAATCGCTTAGAACGCTTGGAGACTTTAGGCGGTTGAGTGTCCATACATCGAGCAAACTCTCAGCCTCAGCCTCAGCCTTAGCAAAATCAGCGGTATTCAGTTTGCCACCCATGGAAACGTATTTGTCATAGGTCAGATACATTACAACCCTCTTTCTCTAGTAAAAAGCCCCTACCCGTATTTTAACAGGCAGGGGCTAGATTGACAGATGGGGTAGCGCTTAAGCGGTGAACTTAACGTAAGCAAGTCCAACAGCGTTTGGACGGGTTACGGTTGCACCGTAGACGTGAAGACCCTTTACTGCGTCCGCAAAGCGGTCAGTTGGACGGTATGCCTCGGTCTTAAGAACCTGATTAGCGAAAGTACCGCAAACAGGAGAACCAGCAATAACGGTGAATACGTTAGCGGCTGGGATAGGTGCGTTGTTGGAGGTCTGAATCTCAAAACCAGCAGCACGATAAACAGTACCCTCAGTAAGACGCTGCTCACCTGCGTCAGAGACTGCGACAAATCGAGGGTCACGAAGCATAAAGCCTTCAAACTCAGCAGGAACAACGCACACACGACCAGTCTTAGGCAGGTTAGCCTTGTCCAGCTTGACCTTGAGGTCAATCAGAGTGTCATAGGCATTCTCTTTGGTAATGGTAATAGGGGCTGCGGTAGTACCCAGTTTAACGCCGCCCTTAGCAGCAAGAACGCCAGCGAGGTACTGGTCGGTAGAATCAGCAAAGGAATTGCCTGCCTCTGTGGTAGCGCCGTCAATCAGATTAGCCTTAGACTGTGCAGCGTCAACGTCATCAACGGAAACATTGAAGTACTCAGCCTTATCAATAACAAGGGTCTGGTCTTCAACGTTTACAGCGTCAGGGGCTGCAATGGCTGAACCCTTAGTATAAGGCTTGACAGTTACCTTACCGATAGAACCGATATGGACGGTGTCGCCCGCCTCGGTAATCTCACCCTCATAGTCGGTGTTAAACAGCTTGTTATAAACAAGTGCCTTATCGAGAGAATCGAGAATCTTAGCAGACCAAATCTGTGGGACAAACTTAGTAGTTGCCATGTTAGAACCCCTTACTTGTTCAGTAACTTGTTAATTTCGTCCATGTGCTTACGCACATCTTCCACGCTCATACCCTTAACCTGCTCTAGTGACTGAATAGGCTGAACGCCTTGAGCCGTTGGCTCACCCATAGGCATTTTCTGAGGGTCAGCCTGTGGGTTGGCAAAAATACCCTTATCGTCACCTGTAGCGGTTTTGAGTACGTCCGCAATGCTCATATCAGGGTTAGCCTTAGCGGTGGCATAGGCTGCGTTAAAAATTGCGTCACCTACGACCTTAGAAACGAACTTCTTAGAACCAATTTCAGCGTCAAACTTAGCTTTGAACTCTGAACGGCTAGCGTTTTCTGCGTCTTTGGTCTTACGCTCTGTTTCTGCTTTCTCATACTCAGCAATCTGAGTTTTGAGGGCTTCAATTTCCTCAGACTTTGCAGGGTCTACCTTTGAGGCGCTTTCGAGTGCAGCGTTAGCCTTTTCCAGCTGTGTCTCAAGTTCTTTAACCTTAGCAGCCTTAGCCTCGGTTTCAGCCTTGGAACGGTAATTCTCAAGAACGCCGTTCTTAATAGCTTTCATCTGCTCTTCTGTAACCTCAATACCCTGAGCCTTTAGAATGTCCTGAATGTCCTGCATTGCTTTTCTCCCGTCTAAGTTGACTTTTTAACCGCTCACTAAGCGGTACACGGTAGCTACATAAAGACGTAGCCTCTGAGAAACATTGTACAACACTTCTCAAAGGCTTTCTACAAGGCTATTTAGTTGTTTTACGGGTAAATTATCCAGCCGTGGCAATATAGGGGCTTAGAACGCCTTAGAACAGGATTAAAAAGTAGTCTCCTAGTTCAGTTGCGTCTGAGAAGTCTACTAACCACTCTTTAGTATCGCTATCCCATATCGCGCCGAACTCTTTTAGCAAGTCTCTAAACGGGTATGTACGCCCTTTTATGACGGTCACCCCGTCTAGTTCAGACGGGATAACCTCTACATCACACTGTTTAACCGCCTCGTATAGCTTGACGCATTGAGCGGGTGAAACGTCATTCATCATCTAGGCTACCTACAATGTTAATAAAGTAGTCTAGTCCGTTATCAGTCCAATGAACCCCTAGCGGTTGTAGTTCAGTAGAACCGTCTGAACGCTTTACGGGCTTGTACCAAACGTAAGCGCCCCCGCTAGACCGCACCCTATCACCTAATAGCGGTGAAATATCTTCATGTTTTGGTAGTACGGTATCATCACGGCTTTTAGATACCATGACGTACGCCTCTGTTAGCTTGGAATAAGTACGTTTCATATCTCCCCCTATGGTATGGCGGGGCTTTTACACCCCACCTAGTCCTTTCTTACCACTCGTAAACAAACAGGTATTTGTAGGTATCTTCAAAACACTCAAAAGGTAGACCGTTAGGGCAATACTTTGTATCGCAACCCTTTTCCATGGTAACGCTATCGGCGGTCAGTCCGAACTCTTCTAGGTCATTCTCGCAATTAAAAACCTGCTTGAAAATCATTTCTGTTTCATGGAACAGATAAACGGTAACGCTCTTAATTCCCTGCGTTTTAATAATCTCTGTGTACTTTTCTGCGTCTGTCATACTGTTTCCTTTCGTGTGTCGAGGTTTGACCTTGTGTCTCCCTCTTTGTTGAGTATTACTATACGGGGTATGTTGCTAGTTGTCAACAACAATTTTATAGATATTTTCCTACACATTCCCTACACATAAGAAAACACCCACGGGTGAAAGGAGTAGCCCCGTGGGTGGTATGCCTTGTATTGTAAGGCTATTTAGCGGGCTTGTAAACCGTGATACGTTCCATATGAGGCTTTATACCAGCTGCACGGCTTTCAGCCCTGTAGAACTTTGTAGCGTCTCTAATATCGCTATCCAGCCCCGCCGTATCTGCTCCAGCTGCCTGTAGGACTGCTTTCTCTACGTACTTCTTACGTATAGCGGTCTCCATACGTCTCTGATACTGCGTGAACTCATAAGCGGCCATGTCACCGTTTGAGGTGTGTACTATCCTCTGAGACTGTTCCCGTAACTCTCTAAGCTGTGAACGGCTTTGAGCGGGTCTAGATAGTCCTAGGATAATCGGCGTTGTAGTGTGGTGGCAATTATAACCATGCGCAATAGGACGCTCTAGGCTGTCATTTAGGCGGTTAAACGCCTCTATGCTGTACTGCTTGCCTTGATATGGTAGGTGGTCGGCTGCACATAGTCCGTGAGCAGATATCTCAACACCATTAGCGCCAAAGGCTACGCCTACCTCTTCACGGGCTTTTTGCATTGTCATGCGGTAATTGTCATAGACGTTACCGCTTACCGCTGAATACAGTTCACGGGTAACCCCGCTAGGGTAGAACACTCTAACGCCCCTCTGAGCCATTCTAGCGGTCATACGCTTGATAGACTGTACATAGTTCAATTCTCCCGCTTGCATAGCTGAGACGGCTTCCTGTAGGCTCTCACGGTATGCCTGAGCAATAGGAACGATACGCCCCTGTGGGTTGACTAGACCCATAACAGACGTTGAGAACATTGTCTCTATTGTGTGAACGGTTGAGCCTAGACCAGTCTCTAGGGCTGTACTTGCTGCGTAGATATCGCTCACGCTGTGGAACGTTCTAGCATTTGCAGCGAAAAGCGGGGCGCTCCATGCGTCAATATCGTCTGAACCGTTAGCAAACACACGCCTAGCCCGCTTAGTAAGCAGGTTAGACGTGTTATTAGCGATTGTGGCAATATCCACTAGACCAACTAGAGACCACTTAGCAACGTCCGAATAGGTAGTATTTTCGTCTACCCTCTTCAAGTGCTTAGCTATCACCATAAGGATAGCCAACTCACCCGCTAGGGCTGCTAGTTCTATCCCTGTACGGTCTCTGTCATTCACTATTCAACCTCTTCAAACAGTGGGTTAGTAGGCTTAGCGGCTGCAATTTCTTCTACTCTTTGCCTTGCAACCTCGGGGCTTTCACCCATGACTAACATACGGTAGTCTACTGCGTCCGTTGCGCCGATTGCGTTACCTGCCAAAATGGCGTTTTGCTGGTCGCTGAACGTGTTGATGTATTCATCACTCCACTTGTACTCTACATCGTAATCACCAACGGGGGTCACGTTGTAATAGTTGTAGATTGCGTTCCAGCTGTAGACCATATCATCAAGATAACTCTCAGCAACCTTACGCCCTGTCTCAATGAACGACTGAGTTTTAACGGTTGCCTTACGCACGTTATCCACATTCTGATATGCCTGCTCGTTAAGGTTGGACAAAACCCCCGATGAAATGCCAACGCACTTCTCAACCTCTTGATACTGTTTCTCCAAAGCGTCAATGTAGGGCTGTAGCTGAATAGTAGGCGCCCATTCATTGAGTAATGAACCGTTTGAACCTGTACCTTGCATAGTCATAAACAGGCGCTCTCTACCCTCGGGTAGCTTTAGACGGGCGTTTACAATCGCACCGTCTGCGTTTCGCTGGTAGTCCTTGACAAATAGTGACTTATCAGCAAACACGGCTTTCTCAGATAGCGCAAACTCAGCGTGCATTTTATCGATTAGGTAGTGAATTTCTTGAATAGGCTTAGACGCACCGTAACAAATCGGTGTGCCTTTTTGTGCGTTAGGGTTTTGAGGGTTCAGAGTGAACGAACGATAACGACCGATTAGTAGACGGTCAACGTTTGGAATTATCCATTCAGCCTGTTCACCATATGCAGACCAGTCAGGGAACTGTCTAAATGCGTCATCGTCTTGAATAACGCCGTTCTTAGCTACATACGTTCTATAGCGGTTTGCGAACGTCTGAGAGCCGTCAAACGCTGTATAAGGTACTAATTCAATAAGGCGTAACAGCGTCCACTTAGCGCCGTTACGTTCTTTCTTCTCGTCAACGATATAGATACAGGCAGTAATCTCTGAACCGTTAGCGCCCAAAATAGCAAAGTTTTCAGCGGTCACGATTGAGTTATACATAGAACGCCCGTTCCATGCGGGAACGGTGATACAGTCACCCGTCAAGAAAGCCATAGAACAAACGTTTGTAAAGCTGTCACGTACAAAGTCGGTACTAACTCTATCCAGTGCCACGGCTCTATCAGACGAACCAACAACAGGCATTGTAAACTGCATTGTCATAAGGTTTGCGAGGCTCTCAGATACCATACTTTCTACTGAAAACTCTTCACCTTTGCGCCCGCTGTCACGGTATGCCTGTTGCTGTTCCATACCTTGGATGCGTCTACCCAGTGAGCGTGCTATGCTGTCAAGTAGTGAATTGATTAGACCCATGTTGTAAGCCTCTCTAGTTCATGTCTAATAGATTGATACCGATTGTCTCAATAAAGTAACGCATTGCGTCACACGAATGGTCGTTTTCTTTAATGACGGTATCACCTTTACCCTGCCATGAGTATACTCCAAGTTCGGATATAAGCCCTGTACATGACGGTGAAACGATTAGCTTGTGTGTGTTCATAAGCGTTGTAACGTGTTGTATTCCTTTTAGGACATCATTTTTAGCACCTCGGACATTGTAAAAGCCCTCTTTGCGTATCAGTTCTATAAGGCTTGAGGCGCTCGGGTCTACAATGACTTCATCTATCCATAAGCCCTTGAACATTGCTTTTACGTTAGCCCAATGCTCTTCATCAGTTAAGCGTCTCTGTTCCTCTTTGCTGTCGTATCGGTATTCACGGAAACAATACGCCACGCCGTTACGAACGACCCATAGCAGGGCTGCAAACGGGTTCGTAATGCCATAGTCAATAGAACAGTAGACAATATCCGAACCGTCAACGTCTATATCCCTGCACATGGTAGTTTTGTCGAAACAGTCATAGACTACGCCCTCAGCTGCTACCCAGTCACCCAATATGTAGCGTTGGTGAAATACCCCGCTATACATAGTCTCATAGCGTCTTAGGGTATCTTCTGAAAGGCTAGGGTTATCCCTAAGAGTGAACTTTAGGTATAGGGCGTTATGTTCACGGGCTTTATCTATCCATTCTTTCTTGAACCAGTGAGTAGGTGAAGCAGGGTTACAGTTGAAGAAGAACCTAGCGCCTTGAACAGAGCAACGGGCTAGACATTGCTCAACGAACGACCTTACGCATAGAACGACCTCATCAATTAGGCAACCAGCTGCCGTGAAACCCTGTACCAGTTCATAGCTTGCAGCGTCTTTACCGCCAAAGACTACATAGACGTTCTTAACCTTGCCACGGCGTACAGTCAACTCATGCGTATAGCTAGAGTATGACATTGAGTAACGTTTCCTAGCCCATGCTAGGGACTGCAAAGGCTTAATGACGTTACGGACTACGCTCTCAATGGACTTACCGCCGATAATAAACGTCTGATTGTTGTAGTTGGACATAGACCAGTTGAGAAACGAACACGCCATGAATGACGTTTTACCGCTACGAACCGCACCGTCACAGATTAAGGCTTGGTAGTCCGTGTATGGAAACGCCATGACTTGAGCCTGCTTTAGGCTTGCTTTACTCATGCTCTAACCCCTTAGCAAGCCCCTCTAGTGCCTCGCTTAGCGGGTCTGTATCTGTATCAGTTCCAGCCCGCTGAATATCCTCGAACCTCTTAGGGGCTAGGCTGTATTCCATAGGGTATTTACGCTCTAATAGCCACGCTGCAGCTTTCCAGTCACGTTCTTTGGCTGCTTTTAGTACTTGGTCGGTGAGATAGGTTTTATATTCCAGTTCAGCGCTTTTTAGGCGCTCAGAAAACTCTCTTTCACGTGCATTACTAGGGTTATTTAACCAACGGTAGAATGTACCCTCTGTAATGTTGCAGGCTTTGGCAATATCAATGTTTGTTACGCCTTTTTTCTTTAGTGTCTCAGCCCGCTCTATTGTCTGTTTATTACACTTCAATATAATTCACCCCTAAGGCTTTAATAGAACGTTTGTTTTGTCTCTATTCTACCTTAGGGGCGCTTTTTTGGTGTATTTTATTCAGTTTTAGGGCGCTTTTTAGTCCTTTTGAGCCTCTGAGAGGCTTTCTAAGACTGTTTCTAGCTTACTGAATACATCTTCTGTAATGTATCTTGTAAGGCTCTTAGGGCGCTTGCTACGTCCTCTAGGCTACTACGCGGGTCTACAACTTGAGCGTTAGGGTTACGCACTGTTACATCATTACCGCCAAGATATAACCACATAGGCGTTTCCCAAACGTCGCAACAAGTAACTAAGATACGTTCATTATTGTTAGCGCTCGCAGGCTTATAGGCACGGACTAGGTACT